CCAGAGTGAACTCGACGCAGAGGAAGTCCGTGCAGCTGCCGCTGAAGCAGCCCTTGCACAGGACATTGCTGACGAAGAATCTGCACGTATTGTTGCAGTAGCCGCTGAGGCAGCCGCTCGTACGGCCGCAGACTCCGCACTGCAAGGTTCAATCGACGCAGAAGTTGCAGCTCGCGCCGCTGCAGTATCCAGCGAAGCTTCGGCACGCGCCGCAGCTGACTCGACACTGCAATCCAACATTGATGCAGAGGCCGCAGCCCGCGTTGCAGGCGACGCCGCTACTCTCGCTTCCGCTAACAGCTACACCGATGCACAAGTCGCAGCCTTGGTTGACTCGGCTCCTGCCCTGCTCAACACTCTCAAGGAACTCAGCGACGCACTGGGCGGCGACGAGAACTTTGCTACGACCGTTGCAAGCAACATCGCAGCAGTTCAGGCAGAAGTTGATGCTGAAGAAGTACGCGCAGCCGCAGCTGAAGCTACGCTCCAGGCAAACATTGATGCAGAGGCTGCAGCAAGAGCAGCAGCAGTATCGGCTGAAGAAGTTCGCGCTCTCGCAGCTGAAGCCCTGAAAGTCAACAAAGCTGGCGATACAATCACTGGCGAGCTGATTTTCCAGAATGCTGACCTCAAAGTTAAGAACCCCTCCGGCCAGACCGTCGCACACTTCGACGCTTCTGAGTCCAGCGCAGTCTTCGGTGTTGTCTCGGCTGACACTCTCTCGACAGAGATGGCAGGCGGCGCAATCAAGGTCGAAGCCGGCGTAAACCTCGGCGGAGCTCAGACCTTCATCGGCGCAGGCTTCATCAACCTCCAGGAAAGCAACGGCTCTGCCGCAATGCCTACCTTGGGCAAACATGCAGCAAGCAAAGCGTACGTCGACCAAGAAGTATCGGCTGAAGCTTCGGCCCGTGCATCGACTGACTCGGCACACAACTCCCGCATCTCGGCTTTGGAAGCCCGCGAGTTCCGCCACGTCAAACGTACACTGACCAGCACAGACATCAGCAATGGCTACATCACACTCGACCACGTCGTAGTGCCCAAGTCCATCGTGGCTTCGGTTGGCCGTCTGATGATTCACGAAGGCGCAACGGAAGACTTCACTGTCTCGACTGTGGGCGGCGCAAGCCGACTGACCTTCCTCAACTCCTTGGTTCACCCAGGAAATGAGGCACTCAGCGCAGGCGACGTTGTGTACGTCAAATATCTCGCCTAATTAGTAGGAGGCATCCATGTCTTTTCTGCAAGGATTTGCACGTAAACTCGGGGTACTGGAGTACCAAGGGACCTGGAATGCCTCCACCAATACGCCTAGCCTCTCACACGCAACAGGTAGAAAAGGCCAATACTACGTCTGCTCCACTTCTGGGAAGGCATTCCTGGAAGCGGATGCAGGCGATTGGCTTATCCACAACGGCACGCAGTGGCAGAGACTTGACCTCATGGACAAGAGCTCTGTCGCTCCGGCCAATACAGTCTATGAGTCAAACGCGCAGGTCTATGCAGATGGCGCAGCTCCGATTGCCGACCCATCAGGACGCGAGGGCTGGTACTTCAAGAATACGACAGCCGGCCAAAAGATTAACTGGTACTTCTTTAGCTACACACAGCAAACAGTACAGCTCGGCCAGGTAAGCAGTTTCTGGGCCGTAGTTACAACTTATACCAATAAGCTACCCTTCCTATCCCTCTACACACTCCCGCAAGCAGACGCCCTTAATGGCGCCTCCTGGTACCGTTCTCGAGTATCCTATGTAGGGACAAGCCCAGGTCCGGGAACCTATCTCCTCCACCTCGGCACAGACCCCGGAGTCTTCCCCGGAATGCAGCGTATCCAACTCTCTCGCGAGCCTTCCTCAGCAAGAGGCCCAGAAGGTGCATCCGAAGTTGTAATGACTGCCCTTGTATCGACAGACTCCAGCGCCTCGGCCAATACAGTAGAGCTCGTCTGTCCCCATGCCAGCTTTCAGAACAACTTGGTCAACTTCCGTATCCAGTCCAGCATGACCATCGAACAAGCCAAAACTAATGTGGAAAAGTTGGAAGCCAAAGTTCTGGAACTTGAGCGTCGACTGGCGACACTAGAGAGCACTTGACCAAGCGTCCAACCTCTGTTATACTCCAAAAACCACTCTGATTTCACAGAGATGGACGAAGGAGTAACTATGCAACGGACAGCACAGATTCTTTCTGACCTCGCCTTCTACAGAACCTACAGCCAAGTCAAACCAACAAATGGCACCAAGGAAAGCTGGACCGAAGTAGTCCAACGCTACGAGCAATTCTTGGTAGACCAACTCCCATCCAAACAACATGACCTCATTGCCCGAGCCTGCAAGGCAGTAGCCAGCAAGCAAATCGTACCATCCATGCGCATGCTTCAGTTTGCAGGTCCAGGCTTGGCCAAGGAAAACATGAAGGCATACAACTGCTCCTTCACTGCTATCGAAAGCTTTCAATCCATTGCAGAAGTATTCTATGTACTGATGTGTGGAACTGGCGCAGGCTTCTCCGTACAGCGTCACCACATTGCCCAGCTTCCAAAGATTGAAGCTAGCGAATCTACACACATATTCGTCATCCCAGATTCCAAGGAAGGCTGGTGCGACTCAGTACTCGCCCTGCTCAACAATCCCGACGTCATCTTCAACTATGATAAGATTCGTCCAAATGGGGCACGTCTCTCCACCGGCGGCACAGCGTCCGGCCCGGAGTCATTACGTATAACCCATGAGAAGATTCGCAGCATATTATCTAACGCCGTTGGAAGAAAACTCCGTCCACTCGAAGTACATGACATCATATGTCACATCGCCAACTGTGTGGTTGTAGGCGGAGTCCGCCGTGCAGCTCTCATCTCCTTGTTCGACCGTACAGACGAGGAGATGCTCTACGCCAAGGTCGGTTCGTGGTGGGAGCGCAATCCTCAACGTGCACGTGCAAACAACTCAGCCGTCCTCATTCACGGCGAGACAACCCGTGAAGAGTTTGACCACGTACTCAACATGTGCCTTGAGTCTAAGTCAGGTGAGCCAGGCATCTTCTGGACACACGATAAGGACTACGGAGTCAATCCATGCGCCGAGATTAGTTTGCAATCTCAAGGACTTTGCAACCTGACAGAAATCAATGCATCCCTGTGTACCAACGAGTTTGACTTCGCACAGGCTGCCTACTACGCAACCGTGCTTGGTACCTTCCAGGCATCCTTGACCAACTTTACCTACGTCAATCCTCGCTGGAAAAAGGTTGCCGAGGAAGATGCACTGCTCGGTGTATCCATCACAGGACAGGCACAGAACTGGCAGGGAATGCAGAGCTGGGATATTGCAGAAATAGCAGACATGACCAAACTCTGGAACAATGAGCTGGCCAAAGAACTGGGCATAAATCTTGCAGCACGTATCACGACAACCAAACCTTCAGGCACGACCTCGACTGTGCTTGGTACCACGGCAGGCATCCATGGAGCCTATGCACCACACTACCTACGCCGTGTCCGTATCGCCAAGGATGACCCTATGGCAATCTACCTACAACAAAAGCTGCCAAAGGAACTCGTGGAAGAGGACCAATTCCAGCCCTCTCTCCTGTGCATCGGCTTGCCCATCAAGATGTCCGGCATTGTTGCCAGCGAGGAATCCTGCCTCGAGCAGCTTGAGCGAGCCAAGTTCGTCCACCAGAACTGGATTAAGCCAGGCCATAACCGTGGACCGAATACACACAACGTCTCGCTTACTTGCTACTACAAGGATGGACAGGACAACGAGGTACTCAAGGACTGGATGTGGGAAAACCGCAACTCCTACTCGGGAATCTCCCTCCTGCCACAGGACACGCATACCTACGTACAGGCTCCCTACGAAGCAATCTCCGAGGCCAAGTACCAAGAGCTCGAGTCAAAAGTACTTGCAATCAATCTGGACTTGGGAGAAATTCGTTATTGGACAGACTACGATTCACGCCAAGAAGTATCCGGTTGTGAGGGAACCCTTTGCAGTCTGCCCGAGAAAGGTTGAATGAGCGAACAGCCAAAGCAGGTCCTTCTTATTTACATTAACTCCTTCATCCACTGGGTCGGGTACTATTCAGTACTCGGCCTCATCCATTCCTACAGTGTAGTCCCAGGCTGGATTATATTCCTACTGTGTATCTTTGGCTTACTCATTCTGCCTCCCATTTTCCGCATAGCAAACAAGGGCGAGGAAGACGATGAGTGACAAGAACCTAAAGAAGATGGTACTGGCACTACGTAGGCTCGACAAGATTGAGCGCAGCTCTGCCATTGACCCGCACAATCTGGACGCCAAACCTAGCGATAAGCAGCAGCAAATCCTTGAGTCCTTTGGTCAACATAAGATTACCATTGTACGCGGGGGCAACCAGTCAAGCAAGACCACGCTTGGCGCACGCACATTTAGCTGGATGCTTACGGAGACACACCCCTTCTGGCAACGACCTGCAGAGTGGGGACAGGAGCGTCTACAGATTCTAGTCTTAGGCAAGAGCGGTAAAATTATTGAAGAGTCACTCTACTACCGTATCAAGAGTTACATTGACCCCTCAGAGCTCCACGAATTCCGTGCAGGGAACATCCTACAAAAAGTCGTACACAAACCTACAGGCAACACAATCCTGTTTCAATCCTACGAAAACGTGAACCAAGCCCGTGAGCGTATCCAATCCTACACGGCACACGGCGTCTGGATTGACGAAATGCCCAACTCACTGGAACTTTTTAGCGAGGCCCTACGACGTATCCAGGCACGCGACGGCTACTTCTGGGCTACCTTTACACCCCTCATCGTCAACAACGAGATTCGCAGCTTCTGTGACCACCTGCCGGAAACGCAGGGCAAGATGTTCAAGATTCACATGTTTGACAACCCACTGTACACAATAGAGAAGCAAGCAAAGATTCTCGAGGAAATGTCCCTGTACCCAGAGCACGTCCGTAGATGTCGTCTCGAGGGTGAGTGGATGAGCGTAGAGAACGCAGTCTACTACTTCGACCCGGAGAGCATGGTACGCAGTCTGCCTCCGCACTACAGTCCAGCGTGGCGCCACGTAGAGAGTTCAGACCCTGCGGCACGCAGTGCGCACGGCCTTACAATCTGGGCAGAAGACCCAAGCAATGGTCGCTGGTATTGCGTCCGTGCAGAGTACCTCTCAGGGCTACGGGATACCGACGAGTACATCGTGGCCGTCAAAATGCGCACTCAGGGACTAAACATAATCCGCCGCATCTATGACTCCGCCTGCCCCTGGTATGCCGATGCAGCCGTCAAGCACGGCCTACACTACACGCCCGTAGTCAATAAGGCCCACCGCAAGCTGGAGATGATTAAGGCCATGCAGATGGCACTGGGACAGCAACTTTTCCTAGCCCCCTGGTGTCAGGACCTCGTAGCTGAGTTTACCAACATGCATTGGTCAGACACGGCAGACAACAAGATTGCCAAGAGCCACAAGTACCACCTTCACGATTCGGCTGTATACTTCCTAGATTGCATGCCAAAGTTCGAGGGAGTCACCTTCACGACCGACTATTGGCACGACCTCCGTACGGCAAACCAAAAACGTAAGGTAGCAGAATATCAGACGAAGAAGCAGGGGCCACTAGCCCCGCGCCAACGTCAAGGCATCAAACACAGAGGCCGAGTCTGGGGGAAGCCATGGCGGTAGGTTGCTTACTCTTTTCTCTTGTGTTATTCTTACTTGCAGGTTTCTATTGGCTTGCAGCTCGTCGCATGGTAAGACAGTCTCAGCGACGCCTGCGCCGAGTGAAAGAAATACTTCAGGTCAGTCGAGGTAATCGAAATGCGCGAGAAAGAATGCGGCTGCGAGAAATGTCAGGCAGGAAAGAAAAAGTCGGGCAAAGGAATGGCCCTCTCCATCGTTACCGTCCGGCGGCTCCCAATGCCCGCCCGCAAGGCAACCAAGGGCGAAAAAAAGCCCTAACTAAGATTTACGGAGGCATCCGATGAGCCGAGTACGCCTGCAGTGGTGGAACAATCCTGAGCAAGTCAAACCAGAACTTGCTCGCCGTCTTCAGTTTGCCAAGCAGGCACGTGCCCGTCAGGAAAGACAATGGGAAGAGAATGAGCGAATTGTGTATGCAACCCGTGCTTCGGGCATTGCAAACTCAGACGTATCCGTAAGCTTTGATACGGACGGCGAGGCTGCAGCATACCAGAACGACCAGACGTCTGCTGATATTGCCATCAACCGTGTTATGAAGAATCTGCGCTTTATCCATAGCCAGATGTCTGCCAACCCTCCTACAGTCATTGCCCGTCCAGCTACGCCTGACCCAGGTGACCGTGCAGCTGCCGATGCAGCCGACCGTCTAGTACGCTACGGCATTCGTCAGTACAAGCTGCAGGAGCGCAAGGACCAACTTAACCTACAGACACTCGTCTATGGCTCAGGCTTCGTCAAATGCATGTACGACCCAAACCTGGGCGACATCGTATCGTACGATGAGCAGACCGAGGAAGTGGAGATGGGCGGAGACATCAGCATCTCCAACCCTTCAGTATGGAACATCTTTCCAGAACCAGCAGCAACCTGGGACGAAGTGACGCACGTGTTCGAGCAATTCGACATGCGTTACGAGGAAGCATCCTACCTCTTCCCCGATAAGCTTGAAGCCCTGGAAAAGTTTCGTCAAAAGAACTCAGAAGAAGAGTATACAAATGACTACGCAGGCAGCAAGTCTTCCGTAGCCAACAAGTTCCGCTACGACTCAGTGCGTGTCTTCCAATACTGGGAGAAGGGCACTCCGATGAATGGCATGCAGGGACGCTATTGCTGGTGCCTCGAGGATGGAACCTTGCTGACCGCGCCATCTGTAAGCCCTCAACGGTTTAGCCAAAAGCTCAAGGACGGAAGTCCGGGACCCAAGCGTGCACATCTCCCTTACCAAATCCTGACAGACATTGATGTACCAGGAACCTACTGGGGTATGAGCATTGTGTCCTATGCAGGTCCCATGCAGGATGCCAAGAATCGCATTGACTCAGTCATGCTAGACATCCTTCAAGCACACGGTGTAGCTCGACTTGTTCTCCCAGAATCTGCCGAAATCTCAGATGAATCCATCACCAACTCAACCTGGGATGTCATCAAGTACTCAGGCTCCATCCCGCCAAACTTCATGGAACCACTACCCATGCCAGCTGCTCTGCCCAACATTGCAGACCGCATGGACAAGGGTATCGACGATGTATGTGGAATCAATGAGGCCGTGATGGGCGACGTCAAGCGCGAGACTTCCGGCTTCAGCCTTCAATATGCTACACAGCAGTCCAATATGATTCGTAAGCGACTCTTCAACAAAGACATCGCAGTCGTTGAATGGCTCTACAAAACCTATCTCTCCCTCATCGTAGAGAACTGGAAAGAGACACGTACAATCAACGTACTAGGCAAAGAGAAAGCATTCGAGTCACTCAACCTGTCTGGCTCGGACATTGCATCAGGCTTTGATATTGTTGCAGAATACGGCGCGTCTCTCTCGCTCGACCCAATCACACGTCGTGAAGAGATTCTGCAGATGATGCCACTCTTCCAACAAGCAGGCGTATCTCCCCGCAAAATGCTCCAGCTCGTCAAGCTGGCTGAGCTCGAGAATGCCTACGACCACCTCGAACTGGCAGAGACCCGCCAGCGCGAAATCTTTGAGCAGATGCGCATAACAAATGATTACATCGCCCCGGAAGAACTTGAAGACCACGTCAATATGCTAGCCTATGCATACACATACCGTATGACTGCGGAATTCAAGTACCTCAAGGATACGACCCGCAAGCTCATCGAGCAACACATCACGGAACGTGAGGACATGGCAGCCTCCAAGGTTGCAGGAACAGCACCTGCCGCACCCGGCGGAATGCCCCCACCTGGCGGCGGGATGCCTCCACTCCCCGGTGGCCCAGCGTAAATGCTTGACACCGCACTCGTAAATACATATTCTAGTTTCGTGCTATCCAGGATGGTCTTGGACGCACGCTAAACCCGCAAGGGACAAGTTCTACTATCCTTCCAATGGGACGTAGAAAGGAGAATAAGGTATGTCTGGTCAGCCAGAAGCAGCAGCTTTCCCAAACATCTGGGGCGGAGCAGGAGAAGATATTGCAACGGTCGGAGGCAACTCGGTTGCCGGCGAACCCGGTGTAGACGCTTCTTCGGCAGAAGGCCCATCACCCGTCGACATCGACTCACCGGAGGCTCAGTCTGCTCCAGTGGACGTCGAGGCCGAAGCACAGGCAGGTTCAGAACAAACCGCCAAGGCTGACGCATCTGAAGGCGAAGTCGAGTACATCGACCTCACCGACGAGACCGGACGCAAGCGTCTTAAGATTGATTGGAACAATCGGGATGCAATCAAGAAGGCCATTTCCATGGCAGCCGGCGCACGCAAGTGGCAGGCAGAACGTGACCAACTCAAGGCAAAACTGGAAGCCCAGGAAACTTCCTCCAAGGATGTGAAGGAAGCATGGGATGCAGTCTCGAATGCCTATGAGACTCAAGGAATTGAGGGATTGGTCGACCTCCTTGCGGCAGAGCAAGGTGCATATCAGAAATGGCTAAGTAGTCAGCTTCAGAGGGAATTGGCAAAGCGCGATGCCTCCCCCGATGAGCTGGAACGTATTCAACTCAAGGAAAGACTGGACAAGATGGAGCGGGAGCGTGCTGTCGAAGCAAAGCGCCTCAAGGACCGCGAGGAAGCCGTCGCCAAGGAAAGAGCGGCAGCCGAGGAAGCACAGCTCCAATCCATCGTCAACCCAGCCTTTGACAAGGTCCGCTTCGCTGGAACTCTCGGAAATGAGCAACTCGAGGACAGACTTGACCGCACGGTCTGGTCAGAAGCCATCGACATTCTCTCCAGCATCGAGGAACAGCAAGGCAAACAAGCAGTCACTCCAGCAGTAACTCGTAAGGTATTTCAAGAGGTTGCAGAATCACTTCGTGGTGCACTCCAGGTGAAGGCACGCGAAGAGGCCGCCGCAG